GATTGGCAAATTTATGTCCGAGTGCCTGGTGACTGGGATCAAGAATGATGAGGGGGCGATAACCCTGGTAAGCACGGATCACAAGGTGAGTAATGGGCAGAGGCTTATCTGAAGGTAAAACTGGGGGAATGGTGGGCCCACCTGGACTCGAACCAGGGACCAAAGGATTATGAGAGCCCTGGGGCGGGTCTTTTTAGCACCACAGAAAACCACAATACTTGCTAAAACAGGTAGTTCCGTAAGTTCAGAACCACAGGAAACCACAGAAAAGCATAAAGTCGTGGACACTTTGTTGACACCTTCGCTAAGCTCCCGGCAGGTGTTTCAACGGAGTGAATGATGTCCTGGTTCAAGATCTTTTCTGCAGTCGTCGTTGGCAATATCGTCTCCTGGGCAATAATAGGAATTATCGGTTTCTTCCTGTCTTTCGCCATCATGGGAGCGGCCATGGAAGAGATCTTTGGTGGTCGTCCTACATTCAACGCCCCGTCCAGCTCAGCACAACAACCATCCAGGAGTTCCACCGTATCGCCAAATGATTTCTTAGCTGATCAGGCAAGACAGGAACAGCAACGCCTGGAGGAGAGCCGCCGCCAACAGGCTCGCAATCGCACAGATCCGAGTGTGATTCGCACCAACAAACAAATGTGCGAATTCTGGACTGAGGAATTCAGGAAAGATGGGGCCGTGCAAAGCCGGAAATACCGTGATGCAGCTTGTGCCCGGTATCGTGCAAGTCTCAACTAATTTCTTTATTAGGGTTGTTACTCTGTTTCTGAACTTCACCACGTTCCCTGTGGTGAAGTTTGATTAATTAGAGAAAGATGTCAGGAGGCCCTTTATCATCTCTAATGTGCTCAATTACAACTGAAATTATGAAAATTACAATTCGTATAATCAAAGCTAATTCTCCTGCTTCGATAGCGAATGCGGAGCCAAGCAAGTGCTGAAGACTGTTGACGCTGGGTCACAATCGATTTAGCCTTGAACAAATACACCTTGATCGGTGTATTTTTCTTGACTCCATTAGGTCTATGGTTGAGTTGAGAATCAAAAGGGGCAGTCTGCACGCTGCTCCTTTTTCTTTTCCTCCTGCTGTTTTTCAGCATCCAAATTACCCTATCATGAAACTGCCGTTTTGCCTCGGTGCAAAAGGGGTAGGTTCATTAAGTTGCGTATCAACTTCGCCAGTGAAATTAGTACTAGAATGACTATACAAAGAATGATCGCTAGGAGAGCTCCTAAATGTGCGGTCGCTACAACGTAATCGACGACCCCCTAGTCCAGGACCTTCTCGAAATTCTGGGCATTCCCATACGCGTCCAAACCCGCCTCAACATAGCACCAGGTGCAAAAGGCCAGATCGTCTACGAGACCAACCAGGGCAGAACCATGGAAGACGCCATCTGGTCACTGCTCACCGAACCCAAACCCGACGGCAGCGGCTACCGCCCTTCACCAAAATACAGCACCTTCAATGCCCGATCGGGAAGCCTGGGAACCAGCCCACTCTGGAAAAAGCGGTTTCACTCCCAGCGGGCCATCATCCCAGCCAGTGGCTTCCATGAATGGACGGGAGAGAAAGGGCATAAGCAGTGTTACAACATCCATCCCGTTAACAGTGCTATCGCCTTCGCAGGCCTGTACGAGCTCTGGGACTTTCACGGTGACATAGTCCCATCGTTTACCATCATCACCCTGCCACCGCACCCCAGGTTCAGCCACATCCACCCTAAGAGCATCCCACTCATGCTCAAGCCTGAAGACTGCGATATGTGGCTGGACCCACACCTGACCAACACGGACCCACTCCAACACCTGCTGAAAACCAGCATCAGGGAACCATTGTCGGTTAAACCAATAAATTCACCGGCGAACCTGGAGAAAGCGGGGGAGGGTGAAATAATCGAAGCGGACCAGGTGTAAGCAAAAAACGTCGTGTAGGCGTTCTCACACACGACCTTAAGATAAGTCCTATAAAAACCAGTACCAGGAACAGTAAACTGGCGTCGAGCTGTTTGGTCAGGACGACCGGAGCTTACCGCCGGCAAGGATGCCTGGCAAGCGCGACACCTGCACAGTGGTGTGACTGGTCAGGGAGAGGTCTGGCACCAGTTTCTAAAAAATAGGTCTGTCCCGCATTTCTATCCATTTCATATTGTCGAGTTGTTGCCGAAAAGCAGTTCACCGTCTGTTTGAACAGCGCCAGTTCTTTTTAACTCGTTAAGGATACTTGGGAGGTCTGGGTGGAATTCCACAAGCTGGAATAGGTCTTTTTGATCAAAGCTGTTCTCTGAAAGTACTTGCATTATTTGGTTCTTTATTTCGTCTTTCATTGATTCGACTTTTGATAAAATTGGGCCTTGTTCCAGCTCATTACGTAAAGCGTTCAATCTGTCGTTTCCGGACGCTGTAATTAATGTCTTGCCATTTTTGACGATGGCAAGGTTTGATTTTGAGAGCTTTTGTATACAGTTTTCGAAGACATTTTCCTTCAGCCCGAGGGCAGCTGCAGGTATGCTCTGATCTATCTGGTTTCGAGCCTTGGCTAGCATTAGTGTCATTAGAATCGTTGCTTTCGCGTTTGGGTCCTGTAGTTCCTTGTAGTTTGATAGCTCATTTCCAAGTTGTATTTTTTTTGTCCTGGTTCCTTGACCTTTTAGTTTAGATGCCTCGGGGTTTTCGCTAAATATTCCTTTAGCTCGAGTGTCTTCGGAGGTTATCCCGTGGGAAAAGTCTTCTTTAGAAACCTCCACTTCTAAGTCGTCTTCACTAATTGTTAGACCAAATCCTTTTTCATGAAGCTTTTGTAAAAAGCGTAGTTTTCTAAAGCTATCGTCGAGACTTTTCTCTATTGCTTCTTCTCTTATAATTTCAATTAGTTCCTGCTCTCTACTTTTTCTGTTTTCTATTTCACTCTGAAGTGTGTCATTTCGAGAGGCAATTTCTTCACTATCGACTATTTTTTCGGATATTCTTTGAATTTGTCTTTCCAGTCTCTTTACTTTCTTGTTGTGCTTTTCTGTACTAATGGTGCTGTATAGTCTTCCTGTGCCATCTATTTTTGCAACTTTGTCATGGACGAATTTTGCTGCTATCTCTAAAGTCTCCCGGAAAGAGCCCGAAAGAGTTGCATAAAGTAAGCCTGATACTAGAGGTAAAGCAAGGTGATACCAGATTGATGTTGACTCGAAATAGGCCTCAAGGAATTCGATAGTAAATGAGTTGGTTTGAAATAATGCGGTAACTGGAATTTTCCAATTCCAGATGCACCAGCTGACTATCGTGGATAGCCAAAATGGACTCCCAATTCGGTCAGAAACAAAGTCTTTGGCGTCACTAAAAAACTGGGTCATTCTTTCCCTTTATAGGTCTTTTCTCACTCAAGCCACCTTTCTGTGACCTGGCGGGTATTTGAGTTAGCTCGTCTATGCCTGAAACCGCCACCACACACTACGACGGCCAGCCCTTTTGTTTTTGTCGTTCCCCTCGTCGGTCTCCATACCAGGAACTGGCGATTCTCGCCGCCAGGCTGAAACCTATCCTGTTTTCAGGCTGTTGTCCTTCCGTACCTTTTCCATCTCTGGGCTGATCTGACCAGCTTCCGGTATCGTTTTTCCTGTTGTTAGCCAGTAAGCGAATTGCGGGAAGGCTTCGTTGAAGGCTTCTATATCATCCTCATTGACCCTGCGCCTCTTACCCCTTACGGCATTCCATTTCTCACGGTCAATACCCGTCAACCGCTCCATTTCTCGGGACGTCACGTCAGCAGTATTGAAAAAATCAATCAGTCGTTCACGTATCATGGCAATATATAATTTGTAGATAGTGCCAATCAGCAGCTACCATTTGTACATAGTGACAATCATTTATTGCCACGCATCCAGTCAAAATAGTGTAGCAGAGTGGAAAACAGTGGACGAGCAAAAACAAATCATCTTGCTAGCAACCCCGGTCATGACCCAGGACCGCTACGCCCAGCTCACGGGTTTAACGGAAGGGCAGGTTAGGGGCCAGATCGAAAAGGGCCACCTGCCATCCCTGAAGATTGGCCGGGTGCGCATGGTGAACATCGCGGCACTGTCGCAACAGGCTATGGATAAGGAGGACTGGCAATGAAGCCCTTGAACCGAGTCGGACAAAAAACCCAGACCATCGTCCGTGTGGCTCACCACAAAGGCCGCACCCTGTCCTGCACCGTCTTCTTTTTTAACGGCACTGAATTCGTGGCGTCCTCCGAACGCCTGGGCCCCGCCCGACTGTTCCGGCCTGGAACCGTTGCTGTCAGCGCCTCAGGCCGCCAATGGATCGCCGTAGGCGGAAACCGCATCCACGGTGCCGCCGGCTGGCGCTTCGTGTCTCCCTACGTCGACCAGGGCCCCATCGACCACGACGCCGTCCGCTTCATCGACAACCCCAGGGCCCTGAAGATCCGCGCCAAACTGGACGCCTACCTGGAGTACTACCAGAGCGTCAAAGGCGTTCTTCCCCGATCTGTTGTCCTTCGCCGCGAACAACTCGCCACCTGTGGCGCATTACCTGGACAGCTCTATAAAGGTATCCGCCTGGAGGCCTTCTCATGACACCGGCCCTGCGAGAACTCAAGCGGCACCAGATCCGAACCCTGTTCAACCTCGCCATCAAGTGGCTGGACGCCGGCGACCGTGATACCGCCTTCGAATGCCTGATCAAGATCCAGGGCATGATGGCCGCCTTCCACGACCTGGACAGCAACCTCTACGCCTACGCCAAGCTCGCGGAAACCGCTTTCATCACCTACGCGCAAACCCGCGCCGTCAGCCCGTTCATGCACACGGCCTGCACGGAGGCCCGCGTCCAATGAATCGCCGGAACCCGAATCCAAGTTTTGCCTTCCAGGGCCCAAGCCCGTCCTCTGCACTCACCCCGGATGCCCTGGAAGGCCTTTTAGACACCCTCCTGCAGCGCCTGAACCACCTGCAGGACGTTCGCACCGACTACCCGTGCGACTACCTCGCCCGCTGCAAAGCCGGCTTCACCGACGCCCTCATCCACGAACTGGAAGCCAGCGGCCACCACAGCCCGGCCTTTGATCGCCTGATCCAACTGCGCGACGCCTGGGACTGCGGAACCCTGGACCTCCCCAACGTCACGGAGCACCAACCATGAGCCACATTCCCCCAAGAAAAACCAAACCCGACGACAAAGAACGCCGCTTCTACGTCAGCGCCCCCAGCTCCTGTTACCTCCAACTGCAACAGGAAGCCGTCCAACGAGGCACAGACCTCTGGACCCTGGGTGGTGCGGTCCTGCGCTCCTGGTTAGAGGCCGGCTGCCCGGATCTTGGCTTTCAGGCCCAACCCCCTGAACAGCCTTCGAGTCCGCCCCCGTCATCGTCACCACTCGCGCACGACAAGGGGGCCGGACAGTGAGCGCTGCAAGGCTGGCGCGCAGCGCCAGGGCCGAAGGCCCCCTGGCCTTGTGGCGGTCACTGGCTGGTCCACAGTGCGCACAAAGAGTGGTGAGGATGTCGGGGGAGGACGGCCGCCCCTTGATTCCGAGCCATGAGCACAAGAGGCAAGCGGAGCGCGGCAGGCGACAGGGATCGTTACCCGTAAGGGTGGGCACCTTAGTGCCCAGGAGCAAAGCGAGTAGAGCCCGCCCCGTAAGGGGTCGCAGTACCCGAGTTTAAAACGCCCGGAGTTTCCGGGATTCACAACCCAAGCAACAGCAAACCAAAACCAGAGGACACACACCATGGAAAACTACCTGAACCTCATGATCATCGGCGCCACCCGCTACGACATCGACGGCAACCGAGGCGGCTCCCTGTGGGCTTACTCCCCAGCCGAAGCTGATGATGACAACCGAGTTGGCAACGAAGTGATGAAAATCGCCTGCGACTGGAAGCACATCGACCAGCTGCGCAACCACGCAGAACGCCTCCCGGCCATGTTCGTCGTCAAAGCCCAGATGAAAGCCGGGCAGGGCGGCAAGATCACCTTCAAGGCCCTGGACATGAAACCCCAGGACCAAGTCAAGAAAACCGCGTAACCGGACAAGGAGACTGACCGGTGAGCAAAGCAATCCTGTGTGACGGCGATTGGACACTCACAGCCTCCGGCTGGGACTGCACCGGCGCCATCACCCAGGTGGTGTACACGGCCCCCGTCGAGTACACCCCGGCAATGATCGCCGAAGCCATCTTCCAGGGCTTCAGCGTGACCTTGCCACTCATGGCGGTCGCATGGGGCGGCCGTCAACTCCTGAAAATGCTGAAGTGAGGTAATGCCATGAAAAAGCAACTGATCACCCTGGCCGCAATGGCCTTCACCCTGGTAGGTGGCCCCGCTGCCGCCGCCGACTGGTCCACCATGACCGGCGGCCTGGACTTCTCCGGTGAAATCACCGGCGTCATCGCGGTCGTTGGCGTTCTGGCCGGCTTCTACGTCGTCCGCAAAGGCGGTCGTCTCCTGCTGAGCATGATCAAGTAGGAGCACACCGGTGGCAGAGCTATGGGATTGGACATTTTTTCTGATGGGAGCCGCACTATGCGTCTATCTGTTCAAGGATGTCTGATCCTATGGCTCTGCCTTTTCTCGACACTGTCCTTCGCAGGCTTCCCGGCGCTTCCTGACGGTGCCGTTGTCCATTGGGAAGATAGGGGCAGTAAAAACTGCACATCCTCTGGTGGCTGCGGCCAATCACCGGGAGACACCATTGCAGAACGGGCCGCCGATTATCTCCCCCAATGCCAAACGCAACACCCGGATATGGAATGCCTGGTTCAGTCCTACAGCGATCCCAAGGAAGTGCGCTTTGTTGAGAATGGCATCACCTATTACGTCTGGCGCGGTGGCGCTCGTGTGATTGCGACACCCTCATCCTGCGTTGCTTTAAGCCATCAACCGAACCCCATCACCGGCGAAGTCGGCACAACCGATGAAAGCGATTGCTCCTGCGCCGATGGCTGGACCTCCGCCGGCGGCATCCCCGGAGAACACCCCTTCGACTGCGTGATCCCCGAGCAGACCCCCGAAGAATGCAAAGAAAACGGCCAGGTCCATAACCCCAACACCGGCCTGTGCGAACTCGAATGCGAACACGGCCAACTGAACGGCTCGTGTCTGCCACCACCGGAAGAACCCAACGAGTGCAACAGCGACAGTGCCGACTACCGCGGCCAGATCGTCCAGGGCTACGGCAAAAGCCCGATTAACTTCTGCGGTGACATCGACCAGTGCTCCGGCGACAAACCCGGACAGATTGGCCTGGTGAATGGCGAGCTACGCTGCATCGCCGAAGACTACGGCGTCCCCAAATGCAAAGGCGACTCCATCTCCGTCGTCGACGATTACGGCTTCGTGTGCGAACCCCTGACCAACACACCCGAAGATGAACCTGAAACGCCGGAAGAACCCAACACCGACACCGACGGAGATGGCGAACCCGACGAATACCAGCGCGAGAACGACCCCGACGCCGTGAATAAGGGCCTCGATAAAGTCGTCGACGCCATCAACGAAGGCAACAGCAAAACCGACACCTCCAACGAACACCTGGGCAACATCGAAAACGCCGTTAAAGACATCGCCAACAACGTCGGCGCCTTAAAGCAAATGGGCGAAAACGGAGAACTTGGCGGCGGTGGAGGCGGTGGCTCCGATGGCGGTGGTGAAGGCCTCAAGAACGACCAGGGCGAGGATTACCTGAGCGACCTGGCCGACATCAAAGAGAACACCAAGAACACCGCCGACGGCATGGAAGATCTCAACGAAAAACTCGACGACCCCGAGAACGGCTATTCCACCGACGAACTGGGCGATGCGCCCACCTTCGAGGAAAGCGCCGTTCGCCTCCAGGGCGTTATCACCGGCAACCCCACCATCGAGGCGGTGACCACCATCCCGACCATCGCCGAGAACACCACCTGTCCGGTATGGACCATCCCGGCCACCGACTACTGGTCCGCCATGCCCCTGGATACTCATTGCGACATCCTCGAAACCCACCGTGGCCTGCTGTCCCTGGTCTTCATGGCCGCCTGGACCCTGGCCGCCGTCTTCGTCTTCCTGAGGGCCTGACCATGATTCAGAAATTCCTGGACGCACTGATCGACATCATCCTGTGGGCACCACGCATGCTGTTCAGCTGGCTCATCGACGCCGTCGAACACATGATGGGCTGGCTGCCCGAAATCCAGGTGGTGGACGTGGAGAACATTTTTAACGGCCTCGGCGGCCAGATGCTCTACTTCCTCACCATGTTCGAATTCTCCTACGGGCTCACCGCCGTGATGACGGCCCTGATCGCCCGCTTCGTTCTCCGTCGCATCCCGTTCATAGGCTAAGCCATGTCCATCGTCGGTTACTCAGGCCTGCCCCGGTCCGGTAAGAGCTATGGCGTGGTCGAAAACGTCATCATTCCTGGTCTGGAATCCGGCCGGCACATCATCACCAACATACCCGTCAAGATCGGTCGTCTCTCTGATGACTTCCCCAAGGGCAAAATAACGATGTTCACCAACCGGGATGCCGAAGATGATCCCGGCTTCTTTGACCTGGAACGTCACCCTGCCGGTGTTATCTGGGTGATCGATGAAGCCTGGCGCTTCTGGAAAAGCGGCATGAAGGCCGTCAACATCCCGCACAATCAAAAAGAATTCTTCACCGAGCACGGTCACTGTGTGGGTGAAGACGGGCGCACCAACGAAATCGTGCTAGTCACCCAGGACCTTGCCCAGCTCTGCGCCTTCGTCCGGGGGTTGGTCGAGGAAACCTATCGTGCCACCAAGCTGACCGCCATTGGCCAAAAGAACAAATACCGCGTTGATGTCTTCATGGGCGCCGCCACGGGTCAGAATCCCGGTAAACCCATGCGCCAGCTTTACGGGAGCTACAAACCCGAGATCTACCAGTACTACAAGAGCCACACCCGGAACAAAACCGACTTCGCCGCCGGCATGGAAGAGAAAGCCGACGACCGGGCCAACGTCCTCAAACACCCGCTGATCAAGTTCGGCATCCCCGTGGCCATCCTGATCATGGCCTTCGGCGTCATGCGCGTCGTCGCCTACTTCAGCACCGGAGAGTCAGACACAGAGCCGGCACCAGGAGCACCCGCAGAACAAACGACCCAAACCGTCCGAACCGCCGACAACAGCAGCGCGAGGATACAAAGATCCACCCGAGTCCAGGCCACATCCCACCAGGAAGCCCGCGCCACCCACCAGGTGGCCTTCGAGATCGAACCCGGCTGGCTGCCCGTCTCCGACAAGTGGCGCATCGTCGGCAAGGTGAACGGCGTGTACTGGATCTGGGGCGAGAACGGCACCCGCAAGATCCACAGCCGGATCTGCGCCAAGTTCCAGCGTACCGGAGAACCCTACTGCGTCATCGAGGGCAAGCTGGTGACCTACTACAGCTATAAGGAACCACAGCGCCTGGACGAACGACCCGAAAGCCGGAGTTACCTGGACACCACTACAACGGAAGGCGACGGCGCGTGAGTGCGAGCGGAGCGACCACCACGCGCCGCGCCAGCCGCAGAGACGTCCCTGTAACACGTCTCATGGAAAACGACGACAGTCGATTTTTGACCACAGACAACCACAGAAGGCCACAGATGAAAATCAAAGACTTTGAACGCATGGACATCACCACCGGGGAAATCGGTAAAGGGGATCTGTTTGTGGGTCCCGAAGGCCAGCAAGTGAACCTCCAGGGCGTCAACGTCCTCTGGACCGGAGTTGATACCGTCCGGCAACTGTTTGAGGGGCGATTGAAACCCGAACCCCTGGCCGAGATCGTCGCCGCCTACGAATCCAGCTTCGACGCCACCATCACCGTCAGAAACATACAATTCCGCGTCCAGTCCGGTAGGCGAGGGGGATTCAAGTACATCCTGCAAAACCGGGAATACGGCTTAACCATCCTACTCCAGAACTTCTACGCCGAAGCCGACAGCCAGGGCACGCACGTCAAAATCGAAACCTCCCCCCGCTGGCTCTACGAACGCTCCAGCCTCCAGATTCACGACGAGCTCACCGAATGGGGCATGCACTTCCTGAAGGCCATCAAACCGGTCGGCATCGCCTTACACCTGGCGGTCGACTTCCAGGGCTGGGAGCCACCCCAGGACTTCGCCCAACACTTCGTCACCAGGGCAAGATCCATCAGCGTTCACAACGGCATCAGTGACCTGCACTTCAAAGGCCTGGAAGGCAGCACCGTCAACGGACGGGGCGAAACCTACACCTTCGGCAAAGCCAACAGCCTCCAGGTGTGCCTCTACGATAAATCCAAAGAGGTCGACGTCTCCGACAAACGCGCCTTCATGGAAGGCATCTGGGAATGTGCCGTCAATGAACAGTCCTTCCCGGACACCTGCTATGACCCTGACAAACCCGTCTGGCGACTGGAAATAAGATTCCATCACCGCATCGTGAATGAGATCTCCCAGGGCACCCCCGGCATGAAACCCATCTATACCTACATGGACGCGGTGCCGCACCTTACCGGCCTGTGGCAATACGCCCTCCAGGGCAACCGCTACGAAGTAAAACGGGAGTGGGTACACCCCATCTGGACCAAACTCAGGGAGGACATCGGCTTTGGCTATTCAGCGCCAGACCTGATGTACAAGCGCGTAAAAAAGGAACCCGGTTGCGGCAACGAAAAGAACGTCTCCCTGGCCTTCGGAAATCTGCTTTCCATCTATGCACGCAACCGGTTTAACGCAAGACAGGCTTGGGACTGCCTTAAGAAATCCGGCTTATGGGAAGATCTCTGTGCCTACTACCGACGACGGGAGATCTATGAAAACGAGCTCTTCCAGCTCGTCCAGGATGGGCTCACAAAACGACGACTGCTCACGAAGGTGGCGGCATGATCAAGAAGCTACCATCGGGACGGTGGCAGGTAGACATACAACCAGGTGGACGAGGTCAGAAGCGCGTCAGGAAATCGTTTGATGCAAAAGCCGATGCTCAACGGTTCGAGCGTTGGGTGATGTCGCGTAAGGACGCCGGGGAAGAGTGGAACCCGAAAAAAGACAGGCGAACGCTCCTGGAGCTCATTGATCTTTGGTATCTCCATCATGGACACGCGTTGAAAGATGGGGAATCAAGAAAGCGAAAGCTGATCGCCATGTGCGAAAAGCTAGGCTATCCAAGGGCTGCAAAAGTTACATCGGGAGACTTTGCCGCTTACCGGCTTACCCGCATCCAGGAAGGCATGTCACCAAACACGCTCAACCATGAGCAAGCCTACCTGACAGCTGTTTACAACGAACTGATACGCCAGGGCCTATGGAATGGTGATAACCCGCTGGCAAAGCTGAGGCGGCTAAAGATCGACCAGACGGAGCTGGCCTTTCTGGACCAGGAACAGATCACCCGGCTCCTGGATGAATGCAAGGCATCCTCCAATCCATCGGTTTACTACGTGGCAATTCTCGCGCTGTCTACGGGTGCCCGCTGGTCAGAAGCAGAAGGGGTTACCCAGGCCAACTTCACGCCCTACAGGGTGACCTACAACGCCACAAAATCCGGTAAGAGTCGGTCGGTCCCGCTTTCCAAAGACACCTATAACCAGGTCATTGGGGAACTGCCGTTCCAGTCCTGCTACAGCGCCTTCAGGTCAGCATTGGAAAGGGCGGAGATCACACTACCGAAAGGCCAGCTCACCCACATCTGCCGCCATACCTTCGCTAGTCATTTCGTGATGAATGGTGGTCATATACTCACACTTCAGAAAGTCCTAGGGCACTCCGATCTGAAACTGACTATGCGCTATGCGCACCTGGCACCCGATTATTTGGAAGAGGTTATTTATAAGGGCCCTCTCTTCAGAAATTGAGACGCGTGCACATCCTGTCTATAAAGACTACGTTTAATTAGTGTCGCTACTGTTGCCGGGAGGGGGATCATGAAGAAGTTAATAGTTTTAGGTGTGCATTTTTTGCTGAGTGCAATGTCTACTGAGGCTCTGGCAGAGAATGAGCAGAAATTTGACGCTGCCGTATGGGGGCATGATCCATCCTGGCTTGTACTGAAGAATGCGGAAATGTTTAACGTTCGTTTGGACGACCAGGTTGAAGATGGTTGTTGGACGGATTTAAGCGGTGCAAGGAACGCGGTTGAACTTCAGTTAATTCGCAGTGGGTATGAAATTCAGGGTGAGGAGAATGTCAGTGCTTTTCTTCCCGATGTTATTGTTAGTGCCTTAGGATACGAAATTCCGAGCGTGAGAGGCTGTGCTATAGCTATGGAACTGGAAGCGACCGTTCCTGATTATGGAGAGTATGTCATCGGAGAATCGGTCCTGAGCGGACTGTATACCAAGTCAGTTATTTCATATAAGAGCATTATTACAGTGAAGAAGACAGAATCGAACGCACTGATAAAAGGCCAGTTCGAGAGCATGGTTCAGCGATTGTTGGTAGATATAGAGAGGTCAAAACAAAGGATTAGGGGGGCTTTGGAGGAACAAGATCAAAGCAAGGCTAATGAATATTGGATAGAGCAGTTGCAATAGAGAGTTTTTGGCCAGGTTGACGTTTCGTTGACACTTGGCGCTGTAGTAGATCGAATGTTGGTGTAAGTCATTGAAAAATGGTGGGCCCACCTGGACTCGAACCAGGGACCAAAGGATTATGAGTCCTCTGCTCTAACCAACTGAGCTATAGGCCCTTTTTCAGCGGATGCTGCTTAAAGGTTTGCTTTTTGGGGTGTCGCTTCCGGGCGGGAGCAACAAAGCGGGCGCCATTATACCGGTGAGGGATGGCGCCCGCTACTGTTGTGGTGTTATCCGTTGCCCTGATCGTCAATGAAGCCGCGCAGGTGATCGGAGCGGGAAGGATGGCGCAGTTTGCGCAGGGCCTTGGCTTCGATCTGGCGGATTCGCTCGCGGGTTACGTCAAACTGCTTGCCCACTTCTTCCAGGGTGTGGTCGGTGTTCATTTCGATACCGAAGCGCATGCGCAGCACCTTGGACTCGCGCGCGGTCAGGCCGGAGAGCACGGAGCGGGTAGCTTCGCGCAGGCCTTCAGCGGTAGCGGAGTCAACAGGTGACAGGGCCTGGATATCTTCAATGAAGTCGCCCAGGTGGCTGTCTTCGTCATCACCGATCGGGGTTTCCATGGAGATCGGTTCCTTGGCGATCTTCAGTACCTTGCGGATCTTGTCCTCGGGCATTTCCATGCGCTCGCCCAGCTCTTCCGGCGTGGGCTCGCGGCCCATCTCCTGCAGCATCTGACGGGAGATGCGGTTGAGCTTGTTGATGGTTTCGATCATGTGCACCGGAATGCGGATGGTGCGTGCCTGGTCCGCGATGGAGCGGGTGATGGCCTGACGAATCCACCAGGTGGCGTAGGTGGAGAACTTGTAGCCACGGCGATACTCGAATTTGTCGACCGCCTTCATCAGGCCGATGTTGCCTTCCTGAATCAGATCGAGGAACTGCAGGCCGCGGTTGGTGTACTTCTTGGCAATGGAGATAACCAGACGCAGGTTGGCTTCCACCATTTCCTTCTTGGCACGGCGGGCCTTGGCTTCGCCGATGGAAACGCGGCGGTTGATTTCCTTGATGTCGGAAACGTCCAGGTCCACTTCGGTCTGGATATTGGCAATGCGCTTCTGCAGGCGGACAATTTCGTCGATGCGCTCAGCAATCAGCGGTGCATAGGGCTTTTTGCCCTTGGACATCTTCTCGGCCCAGTCCAGGCTGGTTTCGTTACCGGGGAACGACTTGATGAAATCCTTACGCGGCATCTTGCACTCGCGTACGCAGATTTTCATGATCGCCCGCTCGTTCTCCCGCACCAGATCGTTGGTGGAGCGAACGACGTTCACCAGTTCGTCAAACGCCTTGTTGCCCAGCTTGAACGGGGCAAATACCTGGCCCAGTTCGTTCAGGGCTTCCTGGGTTTTCTTGTGGCCGCGGCCGTGTTTGGCCAGGCTTGCGTCGGCGGCATCGAGCTTTTCTTTCAGCAGCTCAAAACGTAGACGGGTTTCTTCCGGATCCGGACCGCTTTCGGTTTCTTCTTCGCTGTCGTCATCGTCATTATCGTCGTCGGATGAATCGTCCGAGGTGCTGGACGTGTCCGGGGTAGTGTCTTCCTCCATGAACGGCTCGGCGCCGTCGGGGTCGAGGAAGCCGGAGACGATGTCGCTGAGGCGGCCTTCGTTCTCGATGATGCGGTCGTAGGCCTGGATAACGGTACCGGTGATGCCGGGAAAGTGGGCCACGGCGGCCATGACATCGCGGATACCTTCCTCGATGCGCTTGGCAATGACAATTTCGCCTTCGCGGGTCAGCAGCTCCACGGTGCCCATTTCGCGCATGTACATGCGGACCGGGTCCGTGGTGCGGCCAGCGTCGGATTCCACGGCTGCGAGTGCCGCAGCGGCTTCAGCGGCCGCTGCTTCGTCAGCGGTGGAGTCGCCGTCGGTCATCAGCAGCGTGTCTGCGTCCGGTGCCACTTCAGACACCTGGATGCCCATGTCGTTGATCATGCGAATGATGTCTTCGACCTGGTCCGGGTCAGCAATGTCTTCCGGGAGGTGGTCGTTTACCTCGGCGTAAGTCAGGTAACCTTGTTCCTTGCCTCGTGCAATGAGGTCTTTAAGACGTGATTTCTGCGAATTGCCTGACATAGACACCCTGTGAACTCGCTGGTAAAAGGAAAAAAGTGAAACAGCCATTATAGCTGTCGCGCGGTTGCTCTGCCACCGGATGGTTAGATGGTGATCAATACTGCAAGTTTCAAGTGCAGTGCCGTTTCCGGCGGCAGTTATTGCGTTTTTTGGCCCGCCGGCTCTGTTTCCTGGCGCTGGTCAGTCGTCATTCTGTCCGGTCAGTGCCTTCAGCTCCAGCCGCTCTTCAGCGCTAAGGTCTGCCAGGCTACGCTTTTCCGATAGCAGAGACGCCAACCGCTGCTTGCGCGCCACTTCCCGGTTCGGGTTAAGCATTTCCCTGGCGCCAGCCAGGGTCTGTTCCCGTGCGGGGATGTGTTCAATGCCATCGAACAGGCTGTAAAACTGTTCTCTGGCGCGGTTATCCGTTGCCAGTTCGCGGACCAGGGAGCGCCGGTCTTTGATGGCGTGCTCCAGGATCCAGCCGGCGAACTGGCCTGCCTGCCGGTATTGGCGGCTGCTGCGGCAAAGTTCAGCAATTTCGCTGGCCATGTCCGGCGCTTCAAGCAGGGCCAGACAAAGCTGGGTATCCTTGCTGAGTTTTACGTCAATCCGTTGTTCCTGCACCCGGCGTTCGCCGTATCCGCCCTTGCCGTTTGGCTGGCGGCGGTTCTGCCAGTCGCCCCGGTTGTTGCCGCACAGCCGCAGCATTTCATGCCACATGGCATCCCTGAGGGTGCTCCTGGGCATTTTCTTCAGCAGCGGTTCTACCCGTGCCTTCAGCTCACCCCGGTCTTCCGGCAGCGTCAGGTCCAGCCCTTCGCTTTGCCGGTTGAACAGGTAGCGAGACAGGGGCGTGGCGCCGTTGATGCGTTCCTGGAACGCGTCGGGGCCCTCCTTGCGCACCAGTGTGTCCGGGTCTTCACCGTCCGGCATCATCAGGAACTGCAGATGAAGGCCGTCGGTCAGCAATTCCAGAGCATTCTCCAGGGCCTTGTCGGCCGCCCGGTAACCGGCCTGGTCGCCGTCAAAACAGAACACCAGATGCCGTACCTGCTTCAGCAGTGCCGACAGGCTGTCCTGGTTCGTGGCTGTGCCCAGCGTGGCCACGGCAAAGTGGATGCCGTTCTGCGCGAGCGCAATGACATCCATGTAGCCTTCCACCACCAGCAGCCTGTCGAGTTGGCGGATCGACTGTTTGGCTTCATAAAGGCCGTAGATTTCGCGGCTTTTATGGAACACATCAGACTCCGGAGAGTTGATGTACTTGGCCTTGTCATCACCCAGTGTGCGCCCGCCGAACGCAATGGTCCGACCGCGACTGTTGCGGATCGGAAACATCACCCGGTTGCGGAACAGATCCCGTGGCCGGCCATACTTGTCGGAGACCGTGCCGGTTTCAACCAATGGCCCCTGCAGGTCCTTGCTGGCGCT